GCAGGTTATGGTACTGATAAGGCTATATTTGGATATGGATATAGTAATGCTAATGTATCAATGACCAACCTAGTGTCCAATACAGGTGTTGTTTCTAGTGATACTACTGGAGTTGGTACAGGTAGAAATGGACCAGCAGCCGCCGGCTACGGTACTGATAAAGCTATTTTTGGATATGGACAAAATGCCGCTGGCACAAACGTATCATTAACTAACCTAGTCAGTAGTACTGGAGTTGTTGCTACTGATACAACAGGTGTCGGTACAGCTAGATATGCATTAGCAGCCGCAGGTTATGGTACTGATAAGGCTATATTTGGATATGGCTATGATCCTTCCTCCGGCGGCTACGTATCATTGACTAACAAAGTATCAAACACCGGTGTAGTTGCTACTGATACAACAGGTGTCGGTACAGCTAGATATGCATTAGCAGCCGCAGGTTATGGCACAGATAAAGCTATATTTGGATATGGTACCGGCGCTACCAACTATTCACTAACCAATCTAGTTTCTAATACAGGTGTAGTTGCTACTGATACAACCGGAGTAGGTACTGCTAGGTATGCACTAGCGGCGGCCGGATATGGAGGTGATAAAGCTATATTTGGTTATGGATGGGCAGCTTCTATTACCAATATTACAAATCTAGTATCAAACACCGGTATAGTAGCAACGGATACTACAGGTGTTGGTACTGCTAGGACTTACCTAGCAGCCGCAGGTTATTCATTAAGTTAAAAGAGTAAAAAATGGCAGAAACAAATATTACAGGCCCACTTTGGGGTTACGAACAACGAAGCAGAAGACTTGCTGGCTTGTGGCCGACTAGTTTTTATGTAGCACTTACCGGCACACAGAAAGCTATATTTGGATATGGATATGGTAATCCACCATTATCAATGACTAATCTAGTTAGTAATACAGGTGTTGTAGCTACTGATACTGCAGGAGTTGGTACTGCTAGATATGGACCAGCAGCCGCAGGTTATGGTAGTTCTGGCCAGGCCATTTTTGGATATGGAAGTACTGGTAGTAATACAGCGATAACTAATCTAGTATCAAACACAGGCGTTGTTGGTAATGATGTTACAGGTGTTGGTACTGCTAGATGGGGATTAGCAGCCGCAGGGTATGGCACAGATAAAGCTATATTTGGATATGGATATTCTAGTACTACTGTATCAATGACCAACAAAGTTTCAAACACTGGTGTTGTTTCTAGTGATACTACTGGCGTAGGAACTGGTAGATATGAATTAGCAGCCGCAGGTTATGGTAGTACAGGACAAGCTATTTTTGGATATGGAGAAGGTCCTCCTGGTACATATCAATCAATAACCAATCTAGTATCAAACACTGGTGTAGTTGCTACTAATACCGCTGGTGTTGGTACTGCTAGACAAGGCCTTGCGGCTGCAGGTTATGGTGGTGATAAAGCCATATTTGGATATGGAGAAGGTCCTAATGGTACATTTAATTCAATAACCACCAAAGTATCAAACACAGGTGTAGTATCATCTGATACAGCAGGTGTTGGTACTCCTAGAACTCAATTAGCAGCCGCAGGTTATGGTGGTGATAAAGCTATATTTGGATATGGCATCAACCCATCAGGTGTTGGTGTTACAGCAATAACCAATCTAGTATCAAACACAGGTGTAGTATCATCTGATACAGCAGGTGTTGGTACTGCTAGATCCACATTAGCAGCCGCAGGATATTCGTTGACATAAAATTGTATAAACACAGGTGTAGTTGCCACAGATACCGCAGGCGTAGGAACTGCTAGGTACTCACCAGCAGGCGCAAGCTACGGTTCTTAAAAGAGTTGAATACATTCACTATAAAGGAAAAATAAAATGATAGACTTAGAAAACATGCCTGCTCCAACAGCAGAGCAAATTGCAGAAGCAAGAGAAAATGCATTTAATGCAACACATCCAGCATCATGGACATGGGATGAAGAACTAGTATCATATGTTGCACCCGTAGCTATTCCAACTGATGGTTATCCATACTTGTGGGATGAAGCTACAACTAATTGGGTACCATTTCCAGATTATCCTAGAGGTTAATTTTTAACACATAAATATACCTCATAAGTTAAGAATATAAAAAATGGCTGCACCTTCAACAAGAACAGAATTTAAAGACTATTGTCTGCGTAGACTAGGGTTTCCCGTTATTCAAATTAACGTGGATGATGACCAAGTTGACGACCGTATTGATGATGCTTTACAGTTTTTTCACGACTATCATTTTGATGGTGTTGAAAAGATTTACATGAAGCACAGAATTACACAAGATGATATTGACCGTAAATTCATTTACTGTCCTGATCCAGTTATTTTTGTAACTAAAATATTTCCGTTTGATGATTCCAATTCATCAATCAATATGTTTGACCTTCGTTATCAATTGCGTCTACATGATTTGTATGACTTCACATCGGTATCTTATGTGTCATATGAAATCACTATGCAACACATCACAACACTAAACATGTTGTTCTCTGGTTACCCACAACACCGATTCAATCGTCATCAAAACAAAATCTTTTTAGACATTGATTGGTCACGTGATGCGACTTTAGGTGAATATGTGGTTATTGAATGTTATCGTAAGTTAGCGCCAGATACAGTGATACTAACAGGCACAGTTACGGCAACAAACACATCAAACGTAATGACTGGAACAGGTACAACATTCGACCAACAAATTCTTGAAGGTGATATCATTACAGTTGGTGGCCAAGATGTACAAGTTAATCGCATCATTTCACCAACACAAGCATATCTAACCACAAACTTAACGACAAGTGTGACTGATGCGACAGCCACAAAGACTGGTGTGTCTGATGTTTGGGATGATAGATTTTTAAAACAGTATGCCACGGCGTTGATTAAATACCAGTGGGGTACTAACTTGTCAAAATTTGCTGGTGTACAGATGCCAGGTGGAGTCACGTTAGATGGTCCTCGAATTATGGCTGAAGCACAAGTAGAAATCGATAAGATTGAAACTGAGATGCAAGCTTATAACGTTCTACCTCCAGAAATTTTGACTGGTTAATGAATGCCTACAAATTTTTACTTTCAACCATTTCCAACAGGAATTACCCAAGAACAACTACTTGTTGAAGACTTGGTGATTGAGGCCATGCAACAGTATGGTATGGACGTGTTTTACCTACCACGTTCTAGTGCAGACCCTAATGGTCCTGACACATTGTATGGTGAAGATACACTCAAACAATATAGAGTTGCATTTCCAATTGAAGTATATTTGGAGAATGTTACTGGTATGGATGGTGAACAAGATTTCATCTCTAAATTTGGACTTGAGATTCGAGATGAATTAACATTACTAATTTCTCGCCGCAGATTTAAGTATGCCTCAGGTGCCACAAACTATAGTATACCTAGACTTGGTGACTTAGTTATTAACTCTGGACCAAAACGACCAATGGAAGGTGATTTAATTTACATTCCATTGATGCAAAACTTTTTTGAAGTAACTTTTGTTGAACATGAAAATGACCAAGCAATGTTTTATACATTAGGTCGTGGACGTGGTGGTAATGTTTATGTTTATGCACTGAAACTTAAACAATTTGTATTATCTGATGAGTTGATTCAAACTGGTCACACAGAGATAGATGAACAAGCATTTGATTCATACAAAAGAACACGTTTGGATGTACCTATCAATGGCACAGGCAAATTTACAGTTGGTGAATTTGTTTATCAAGGCAATTCTTTGGCAACTGCCAATGCGGTGGCCACGGTGCATACAACAGTTCCTGGTAGACACTTAGATGTGGTTAATGTCAAGGGTCAGTTTACAGTTGGTGTAACTATTGTTGGTGCAACAAGTGGTGCAACATGGGCATTAGAAACTGCAGCTGACGATATGCCAACTGACAGTGTATTTGAAGATGTTGCCGATAATAATATTATTCAAGATGAAGCTGGCGACATACTCGACTTCACTGAACACAACCCATTTGGTGAACCTTAATGTTAGGTAATGCACATTTCTATAACAGAACCATACGAAAAGTTGTCGTTGGTTTTGGCACACTATTTAACGACATTCAGTTGATTCGTTACACCAGAGATATGGCAACAGAGGTCGAAAGATTTAAAGTGCCTCTGTCTTATGGTGCCAAAGAAAAATACTTAACTCGTTTGGCTTCCGATCCAGACCTAACAAAATCTATTGCAATAACTGTACCTAGAATCTCATTTGATATGGTAGGTATGTCATATGATTCTAGTCGCAAAGGTGTTACAACCAACCGAAATTTCTCTCTTGGTACAAATAACAGTTCATTGAAGTCACAATACGGACCAATACCATATAACTTTGATTTTAACTTATCAGTATATGTTCGTAATACAGAAGATGGTGCTCAGATTATGGAACAAATACTTCCATTCTTTACACCAGATTTTACTGTAACGATGGATTTTATTCCTGGTATGGATCAAAAGTATGACATGCCAATCATATTAAATTCTGTTTCTACGACTACAGACTATGAAGGTGACATGATGAGTACCCGTTTGATTCTATGGGACTTGACATTCACTGCCAAAGCATTCATCTGGCCACCAGTTAAAACAAGTGAGATGATTACTACATCTACTGCAAACACATATTTGAATTTTGCCAACTCTGCAAATGGTGACATTATCACATCAAATACATTCACACAAAATTCAATTATATCTTCTGTGCAAACTAGGCCAAATCCAAACACTGCTGGTCCAGATGATGAATATGGATTTGCAGAAACATTTACATCATTTGGTTCTATATATGAACCTCAAGTTATTTTTACTACTTCAGATACTACTTTGGTATTTACTGACTCAACATTAATTAAAACGGATAAACTATAATGACACAACAAACAATTGATATAGGAACAGGACCAAATACTGGCACAGGTGATCCTCTGCGAACGGCTTTCACCAAACTCAATGAAAATTTTACAGAAGTTTATAACACAACTAACTCTAATTATACGAGTGCTGTTACTGGATTATCTGTAACAGCTTCTGGATCAAGTGCTTATCTAATCGATCAATATTCAGGAAACAATCCTACAGTGTATGTTTCTGGTGGTGAAACCATAGCATTTGTTTTAAATAATTTGGATGGTCATCCGTTTATGATACGGACTGAATCAGGTGGTTCTAGTTTCAATATAGGACTAACACACATTAGCAATACTGGTACAGTCTCAACAAGTTCTAACGCACAAGCTCAGATAAACGGCACTCTTTATTGGAAAGTTCCTTTTAGTCTAGTAGGTTCAACTTATGTCTACCAATGCCAAAACCATGCCGGTATGGTTGGTAATGTTGTTATTCAGCAGCCTGCTTCTTTTGTTGCAGCTAATGCGGCATTAGCTCTAACTCAAACACAAGCAGCATTTAATAAAGCAAATACAACAAGTAATACAACCATTACTATAACAAGCCTAAAAAGTTTAGCTGCAAACAGTGCAACTTATGCTGATTTTCAAACCGCAATTGCAAATTTATAAACATTTAAAATAAATTATGAAAAAAATGGATGAAAATCTTTCTCAATTATTGGAGATTGAACCATTGGAATCTGCTGGTCAGTTAGTACACACTGACTTAACACCAGATATTGCCGATGATGCTGAGTTTGCTCGGCAGAATATACGTGAGATGATTACCAAAGGTAACTCTGCAATGGACACTTTGATACACGTTGCTAAAGACACTCATCACCCAAGAGCATTCGAGGTTGTGGCCACAATGCTTAAGAATATGTCTGACCTAAATAAAGACCTAATGGAAATTCAAAAACGCAAAAAAGATTTAGCACCAAAATCCATGAGTGATAAATCAATGAATATAGATAAGGCTGTGTTTGTTGGTTCAACCACAGAATTGGTAAAGTTTTTAAAGTCAAATAAAGAGAAATAATATGGAACA